GAAGAAGACCGGGAATCCGGGGGATTGAGCGATGGCGAAGCGAAGTCTTAGCGATCAGTGGCTGATCGACAAACTCGAGGAGATCGCGCAGGACGATTCGTCTCGTTCGGCGCAGATTCGGGCGATCCTGCGGCTTTTGAGCGATTCGTCGGCTGCTGAGGCGCCGGATGGGGTGGCGGCGTTGTACGAGGTCGGCAATCCGGCGAATCTGCGGACGAAGAAGGGCTAGTTGCAGGCGTTCACGGTCGAGCATTTTCGCTTGTATGCGGGCTCGATGGTCTTCGACGATGGCGAGAAGCGCGAGCCGGAGGACTGGCAGCTCGAGTTGGCGCGGGATCTGTTCGCCGGCTTTCCGGAGTCGTGGTGGATCATCCCGGAGGGCAACGGCAAGTCGACGTTCGTGTCGCAGCTCGCGTTGTACGGCGCGGATTTCTCGGAGTCGCCGTGGATTCCGATCGGGGCGGCGTCGGCGAAGCAGGCGCGCATCATTTTCGACCAGGCGGCCGGGTTTATCGCCCGTTCGGCCTTCTTGAAGGACCGGTTCGAGGCGTTCGGCGGCTACAAGCTGATCCGGTCGAAGGTGAACGGCGGGACGGGGATCGAGGTGTTCGCCGCGGATCCGAAGACGGGGGATGGCGTGATCCCGTATCCGTATGCGCTGATCGACGAGCTCCACCGCCACGACGATATGCGGCTCTACACGCTGTGGAAGGGCAAGCTGAACAAGCGCGGGGCGCAGATCATCACGATTTCGACGGCTGGGGAGCCTGAGACGCCGTTCGAGAACACTCGGGATGAGATTCGCCGGCGGGCGACGAAGCGGGAGCGCGTCGGCAGCCATCTGCGGGCGGAGGGCCGCGGCCTGATCCTTCACGAGTGGATGGTGCCGTCGGATGAGGCGTGTTCGGATATGGCGGCGGTGAAGGCCGCGAATCCACTGACGACGATCACGGAGCAGGCTCTCCGGGACGCTTTCGACTCTCCGACCCGTGATCTGGGGGAGTGGAAGCGGCTGAAGTGCAACCGGCCAACTCGTTCGGTGCAGAGCGCGATCACGGACAAGGAGTGGGACGACGCTCAGGTTTCAGAGGACGAGATTCCTCATGGGGCCGAGCTCGATGCCGGGCTTGACGTGGCGTTCAAATGGGATACCACGGCGCTGGTCCCGCTCTATAAGACCAGGCGGTACAGGATTCTTGGGCCGGCGACGGTGCTCGTGCCGCCTCGCGACGGGACGAGCATGCATCCCGATGTGATCAAGGACGCGGTGATGGAGCTTCAGGGCGACCATCGCATCGAGACGGTCGTGATGGACATTCACAACGCCGAAGACATCGCAGCTTGGATCGAAGATGAGCTCAACATCCCGGTCGTCGACCGCCAGCAGGGCAACAAGGCGATGGTCGCCGACTACAACGCTTTCATGGACGGCCTCCGAAACGGGACGCTCAAGCACACGGGCTGCCCCGATCTCCGGTCGCACGTTCTTCACGCGGTCGCCCGGCGACTTCCTGGGGGCGATTACCGCTTCGATCGACCTTCGACGGTCCGGTCGAACGTCCGGGCGCAGGACCGGCGGGTGATCGACGCTTTGACGGCCGCGGCGATGGTTGTGCAGCATTCCGCGTCCGCGACACCAGCGAAGAGCGTCTACGAGGACAGGTACGCGCCGGCATGAGGTTCCCGTGGCAGAAGAAGGCGCTGACGGGCACCCCGGCGATCGTCGAGTCGTTGTCGGAGCGGTCGTTCAGTCCGTATCCGCTGCTCGGGGCGGGCGCGCGCCAGCGGATCGTGGACCGGTACAACACGGCGAAGTCCGCGAACTACGCCTGGATGTACACGAACAGCCCGGCGGTTCGCACCGTGATCGACGTGATCGTGGAGAACGGCGGCCAGATGGCCCTTCGGCTGTACGAGGAGGTCGCGGAGGACGAGCGTCACCCGGACCCGGATCATCCTGCGGCGCTGAGTTTGCGCTACCCGAACGAGGGCACGAGCGGCGATTCGTTCATTCGGCAGATGTGGAAGGACTTCCTGGTCGCCGACGACGCTTTCGCGGTGATCGAGCCGGCGCCGGGCGGCCAGATCAGCCTGTTGTGGGTGCCGTATTACATGGTTGAGATCCGCGGTGCTTCGCTGTGGCGGGCCGAGGGCTACCGGGTGTGGCATCGGACCGGCGAGTCGACGGACATCTCGACGGACAACATGTTCCATTGGCACGGCGAGAACCCGCACGACCCGCGGATGGGATTGTCGAAGCTGGAGAGCCTCCGTGACGTGATCGCCGAGGACGCTGCGCTTCAGCAGGCGACGGTGGAGCTCGCGAACAGCGGCCTGACGGAGCCGGCGTGGGTGTTCCGCCCGCTCGAGGCGCCGCAGTGGAGCAACGATGCGCGCCGCGGATTCGAGGAGGATCTCACGAACCGGATGCGTCGTCGCAACAAGACGCCGGTCGTGCTCGAGGAGGGCATGGAGATGCGGTCGTTCGGCGTGTCGCCGAAGGACGCGGAGATGATGGCGGTCCGGCAGTGGGCTATCGGCCGGGTCGCGGCGGAGTTCGGTGTGCCGGCCGCGATGGTGGGGCTTGCGGACAACATCGCCGAGGCTCGCCAGCAGTTCGTGTCTGACACGCTGGCGATGTACTGCGAGCGGTTCACCCGGACGCTGAATCATCGGGTGCTGGTGCAGATCTACGACTCGCCGACGTACTGCTTCGAGTTCAACCTGGACGAGAAGCTGATGGGCGACGACCGCATCAAGACGCTGGTGGCGGCGTCGGGTCGTGCGGTGATGACGACGGATGAGGCTCGCGCGAAGCTGAATCTGCCGCCGATCGACGGCGGCGACGAGCTGGTTACGCCGTTGAACGTGATGGTGGGCGATAACCCGAAGCCGTCGCCGATGGTGAATCCGCCGCAGGACCCGAACGCCCCGTCGGACGGCGGGGACGCACGGAACCCGGAGGGCATCCCGACGGAGAACCGGCGGGCGCTGCCCGCGGCCGGCAAGGCGGAGCAGTTCGAGCCGGTGCCGGTGCTGCATCCGGGGTTCAAGCAGGAGATTGACCGGCAGCATCGCAACATCGACCGTGCGCAGGCCGTGGTGCAGCGGCATTTCAACCGGCTCGGCCGTTCCCTGAACCAGAAGCGGCTGTTGCTGGAGCGCAACGGCGAGGAGTTCGAGGCGAAGGCCGTCGACTGGCGCCGCTGGGACGCAGAGTTCGCCGACGACCTCGAGCGGCTGCTTGAGGACATCGTGGAGAAGGAAGCCACGATCTATGCGTTCAAGCTCGGTGGCGTGTTCGACCCGTCGAGGGTTGTGAACTACCTGCGGGCGATGGCCGAGGGCGCGGCGGGCGCGATCAACGACACGGTTCGCGGGGAGATCGCCGACCTCGGGCTTGACGGCGCAATGGCGAACACGCCGACCCATGTGGCGTCGGCCGGCATCAGTCTCGGCGGGAAGGCGACGCTGTGGGCTCGCGACGAGGCGGCGAAGCAGTCGCCGGATTACGAGCATCGGGTGAAGACGTGGATCCCGGACACCCAACGTCACGCCGAGTTCGCGGGCGACACTGTTCCTGTCGGTGATCCGTGGCCGGCGGGGTTCGCTCCGGGCGGCGCTCCGGGGTGCCGGTGCTCGATGAGTATTCGATAGGAGAACCATGCTCCACAAGAGTTTCGACATTCTCGATGCGAAGGCCGACGCCGAGCGGGGCACGTTCGAGGCGACCGTTGACGTGTTCGGGAACGTCGACAAGGGCGGGGACCGCATCGTGCCCGGCGCGTTCAAGGGCACGCTCGCGAAGTGGGCGGAGTCGGGCGACCCGATCCCGGTGATCCTGTCGCACCAGTGGGACAACCCGATGGCGCACATCGGCGTGGTCGACGAGGCGAAGGAAACCGACAAGGGCCTGTGGGTGCGCGGCACCCTCGACGTCAAGGACAACGACGTGGCCCGCCAGGTTCATCGGCTGATGTCGCGTCGGTCGCTGAAGGAGTTCTCGTTCGGTTACGCGGTGCCGAAGGGCGGTGAGAGGCGCGCGAAGGACGGCGCGAACGAGCTGACGGAGATCGAGCTGGCCGAGGTCGGCCCGACGCTGAAGGGCATGAACCCGGCGACGGAGCTGCACGCGGTGAAGACGGCGCTCGATGCCCCGGACGCGGAGCAGCTTCGCAAGCAGGCCGAGAAGGTCGCCCGTGAGGAGGAGACGGCCCGCATTCCCACGCTGGCGCTTCTCGACGAGTCCCACAACCACGAGGGCAGCGCGAAGGCCGACATCGAGCATGCCCGCGAGGCGCTTCTCGCTCAGGAGCAGTTCGAACCCGACGAGCTCGCCGGCATGAAGAGCGGCCTGCTGAAGGCCGTGTGGACGACCGCGTACGTCAACGACCTTCCCGATTCGGCGTTCCTGTACGTCGAGCCGGGCGGTACGAAGGACGCGGACGGCAAGACAACCCCGAGGTCGCTGCGGCACTTCCCGTACAAGGACGCCAGCGGCAACGTCGACCTCCCCCATCTTCGGAACGCTCTCTCGCGGATCCCGCAGAGCAGCCTTCCGCAGGATGTCAAGGACCGGTGCGCCGCTAGGGCGCAGCGGATGCTTGACAACATGAAGTCAGTGGACGTGACCGGCAAGGAGGCTGAGCCTCGCCCGGTGGACCCGCTGAGAAGGCGGGCAGACGACATCGCTCTGGAGTTCGCGAGCGACGGCGCCAGCCTGCGCAAGGCACCCAAGCCCTCTGAGCCATCCAAGGCGCCTGAGCCCGAGCTGGAGCTTGCGGACCTCAAGAAGCGGATGCGCGAGGAGATCCTTGTCCACCTCAGCGGAGGTATCTCACCGTGAACCGGTATGAGAAGCAGAAGCTCGCGATCGAAAAGGCGATCGGCGAGAAGATCAAGGAGTACCAGGACATCTACGCGAAGGCCGAGGCCGAGGACCGTGAGCCCGACGAGGGCGAGCGCCTCGAGATCGAGTCGCATCTCAAGCGCATCGAGGTCCTGAAGAAGGAGCGCGAGGAGACGGAGGCCAACATCGCGCAGATGGAGCGCGTCCACAAGCTCGGCGAGGAGATCGGCCCGGCCGTGTCCCCGCTGTCCCGCATCGAGGTCGGTGACGGCCC